TTTAATTAAACATAAACATTGGTCACCATTTGAAATGGCTAGTGCTTGCATCGAAATCGAAACAACTCGTGACATTGCGCGACAACTTTTAAGACACCGTTCTTTTTCTTTTCAAGAATTTTCTCAACGGTATGCCGACATCCGAGATCTTGATGATAATTTTGTGGTAAGAGAAGCCCGTTTACAAGATGAAAAAAATCGTCAGAATAGTATTGAGCATGATGATAATGAACTTACTGCATGGTGGAATGCTCAACAAACCTTAGTCATTGACCAAGTAAAAAGAATTTATAGTGAAGCAATTGAAAGAGGAATTGCTAAAGAGCAAGCAAGAGCAATCTTACCAGAAGGTAATACTGTATCTCGTTTGTATGTAAATGGAACAATTCGTAGTTGGATTCATTATATTGAACTACGCTCTGCAAATGGAACACAAAAAGAACATATGGAGTTAGCCCAAGAAGTAGCCAAAGCAATTGCACAAATCTGCCCACTCACCAATCAATACATTAACACATAACAATAAGAGGTACGAATGCTTAAAGTAGTTCCCAATAACCAAGATAGAGATACGCGCGTATTAATGTCTGAAACTAAATTCTATGAAGGATATTCTAGATGGGATGAAGACAAAGGAAGATACGAAACCTGGGAAGAAGCTGTAACTCGCGTAATGGATATGCACCGCGAGTATTACAAAGATCAAATGACTCCAAAGCTTTCTCAATTGATTGACGAAGCCGAGTCTCTTTATAAATTAAAATATGCTTTAGGTGCTCAACGTGCTTTGCAGTTTGGTGGTGAACAATTACTTAAGCAACAAATGAAAATGTATAACTGTACGTCAACATACGCTGACCGTGCGGCTTTCTTTGGTGAAGTGTTCTATATTCTATTGTGTGGTGCTGGTGCAGGATTTTCTGTACAAAAACATCATGTTGAAAAAATGCCAAACTTACAAGAACGTAAGAAGCAAGCAAAAGGTTATATTGTAGAAGATTCTATTGAAGGATGGGCTGACTCTCTTGCTGTTCTTATGTCGTCATACTTTGTAGGTGGTGGAACTCATCCGGACTTTGAAGGTCGTAAAGTATACTTTGACTTGTCTCAAATTCGACCAAAAGGTGCTATGATTTCTGGTGGATTTAAAGCGCCAGGACCAGAACCACTACGTCGTGCACTTGATAAGATTGAACATATGCTACAAGGTATTGTTTTGTCAGGCCGCACGGCACTAAAGCCCGTTGAAGTCTATGATATTGCAATGCACGCTGCTGATGCTGTATTGTCAGGTGGTGTACGTCGTTCTGCTACTATTTGCTTGTTTAGCCATGATGATGAAGAAATGATGAAAGCAAAAACTGGAAACTGGTTTATTGATAACCCACAACGCGGTCGTTCAAATAACTCAGCAGTGATTGTACGTAATGAGATTTCAAAAGAAGATTTTTCAAAGCTTATGACTTCTATTAAAGAGTTTGGTGAACCAGGATTTTATTTTGTAGAAGATAAAGACTTCACAACTAACCCATGTGTTGAGATTGGAATGTATCCACAGATCGACGGTGAGTCTGGTTGGCAGGGTTGCAACCTTACTGAAATCAATGGTGGTAAGTGTACTACAAAAGAAGAGTTCTTTAAAGCATGTCGTGCTGCTTCTATTATGGGTACACTGCAGGCTGGTTACACTAACTTTAACTATATCACTGAAGCTTCGAAGCGTATCTTTGAGCGTGAAGCCTTGTTAGGTGTATCTATTACTGGTTGGATGAATAATCCCGATGTACTACTCGATGAAAATATCCAGCGTGAAGGAGCTAAGATTGTCAAACAAATTAATGAAACCGTTGCAAAGCTCATTGGAATCAATCCAGCGGCCAGAACAACTTGCGTCAAACCATCTGGAAACGCTTCAGTATTATTACAAACTGCTAGCGGTATTCATGCCGAGCATAGCCCTCGCTATATTCGCCATGTACAGCTAAACAAAGAATCTGAAGTAGCTCAGCTTATTGCAGAAACAAATCCATATATGGTTGAAGAGTCAGTATGGTCTGCGGGTAAAACTGACTATGTTGTTGGATTCCCAATTATTTCGCCTGAAGGTTCTCTATATCGTGAAGAACTATATGGTAAAAATCTTCTCGAAAAAGTTAAGCTAGTTCAGCAAAACTGGGTAGAAGCGGGTACAAGTGAAAAGCGTTGTGCTCATCCAAAACTACGCCATAATGTGTCAAATACTGTTACAGTACAAGACCATCAGTGGAAAGAAGTAGAAGATTACGTTTATGAAAATCGTGGTTATTATGCTGGTATCTCATTCCTTGGTGGATCTGGTGATAAAGATTTCAACCAAGCACCTATGACCGAAGTATTGACTGAAGATCAAATCGTAAATAAATATGGTAAAGCTGCATTGTTTGCTGCTGGTTTGATTGTAGATACTCGTAAAGGCTTTAACGATCTGTGGGAAGCTACATCAGTTGCTCAAATGCCTGAAGAATATCGTGGAGAAATTTCTGATCTACGTGCTGAGTGGATTCGTCGTTTCAAAAAGTTTGCAGACAACTACTTTATGGGTGATATGAAAGATGCAGAATATTGTTTGAAAGACGTGTTCCTATTGCACAAATGGACAAAGATTCAGCAAAACATTCAACCAATTGACTTTGCGGCTCAACTTGAAACTAAAAAGTTTACAGATGTAGATACTATTGGCTCTGCTGCGTGTGTCGGTGGTGCATGCGAAATCACTTTCTAAAATGTGGATTACACGTAATAAAGAAGGTGAGCTTATTGGAATGTCTCCTCGTAAAGAGGAGGCAATGATTATTGCTGAAAAGTCACATAAGCGTGATGAATATATAATCCAAGAAGCGTTAGATCAAGTAGAACTATTTGAGATATATCGTTCTTATTATAAAACAAGATCTGTATAAGGAGAAACATTAATGGGTTTAAGGCATGAAGATCAGTGTTTGTTTTGCGATACTGAGTTTACAGTAACAACAGAAGACGAAGACGATGAAGTTGTCTTTTGCCCATTTTGTGGTGAAGAACTATATGAAAATGAAGAGGACGAGCTTGACGATATCTATGAGGATGATGACTGGGATTAATGTGGTATTATGGTGACACTGAGTTCACCAGTGATATGATCTGTGATTATGTTGGTTATGTTTATTGTATTACTGATTTGAGCAATAATAAAAAATATATTGGTAAAAAACTATTTAAGTCTACTCGTAAGCTCCCTCCCTTAAAGGGTCAAAAGCGTAGACGTACTAAAATACTTGAAAGCGATTGGATGGACTATTATGGATCTTCTGAAGAAGTTAAAATGCTTGTAGAAGAAAAAGGCCCATCCAACTTTCACCGTGAGATAATCCACCTATGTAATACTAAAGGTGAAATGAGTTATCTCGAAGCTAAAGAACAATTTGATAGAGAAGTTTTATTGTCAGACGACTACTATAACGAGTTTATAGGTTGTAAAATACATAGCCGTCACGTAAAAAACTTGAAAAAAAATCACAACTAATTGTTTTTAAAGCAAACTTTTTTTCAAAAAACTATTGACATTTGCTGTTAAAAGACTTATATTAGATATATAAGGAATAACGGAGAATCAATATGTTACTACCAAATGGCTCAATGATCCACAACGATGTTATCGAATCTTTTAAACGCGCTGTTGAAAATAACGAAAACATCCAAAGTGGTGAAATCAATTGGAACTTTGTTGAATCTGATATGTTCATGGATCTTCGCATGTTTTATGATTCTGAATATATCATCGAATGTTTTGACGTTTTAGCTGACAACCTAGAAGGAGTAGCATAATGAAGTGGCAAGTACAAGCAAATAACGCTAAAGGCGATTTTGTAATCGAATTGTTTGAATGTGCTAAAGAAGCAGACATTCGTCATAAGCAACTTTATAATGAGGTTGACGATCGTGGTCTGTGGAAGTGGGGTACTATCCGTACTATCAATCTAGAGTATAACCGTGAAGATCTAATCACTGGTATTCTTGGTCAAGATCGTGAAGGCGAAGTTCCTAACTGTGTAGCGGAGGTAGCGTAATGAAACGTCAATGGTTAGCAGATCAAATCTTTGTAGAAGAAGAACAGCGTCGCATTGAACCATATACTATGCAAGGTGAGCAATCATCAATGGTTCAATCAGATATGAAGAAGTGGGCTCAGAAAGAAGGCATGTGGCCACAGATAGATTATAAAGCCATGATTGATGCCCATGCAGAAGCTCGTGGTTGGACTCAAGAAGAGTTCACTGGTTTAGAAATTATAGAATAGGAGTCTAATATGACAATTGGAATGTTTATGGTAATTGAAATTTTCTTAATGTGTGCGTTATCTTTCCTTATGGGTTGGATGGTTGGTGCTAATAAAGGCGCTGCAGATACTAATAAGATTTGGCAGGAGGAATATAAGAAAATGTCAGAGAGTCAATAGACTCTTTTCTGGATACGTCCGTGCAGAGGGCAGGCCACCTAAAAGCACTGTTAATTAGTTTCGGTCAAATCAGAGCGGCATCGTCAATAAGTCCGTGCGGTGAGGCTGGAGTTACTAGGGGCGTATTCAGTAAGGAGTTTAGTTATGCGAACTGTACACTATGTAGGATTTAGAGGTGACGAATATGTAAGAGCTCGTCGTATCTGGGGTGGGCCTGCATATATCCACAAAGACTACGACGATAGAGTCTTTACTGAAGTTGGTGACGATGATGTAGTAATCTTTGGTCCAAAATATAAATACACT